GACTCCTGCCCTTCGACCATAACGCGGACATGCTCCACCTTGGCCGATACCTCGTGCGCAAGACAGCGCCCAACGGCCTGCCGACGCCCCCATCGACACTCCTGTTCGGCAAGAGCATCGGCGTCAACGCTTGGGGTATGGGCGGCAACGGCCCTGACCCGAAGTACCCTAACATCCCCTACGGGTGCGGTTGCTGTTTCTTTGTGGGCTTTGTACATGCGATTGACGCGGCCCGCGCCGACCTTGGCCTCCCACCATCCGGCCTTGACCCCGTGGCCCTCTATATGGCCTGCACCGGCTACGATCCGACCCAGACCGACGCGCATGGCAACAACCCCACCGATCAAGGCACAGACCCCGTGCAGGGCCTCAATTGGCTTCGTGACAAGGGCTATATCGACGCATGGTGCCTGATCGACAACATGGCAATGGTGCCGACCGGCTTCATGATCGGCAAGGGCTTACTGATCGGTATGGGCTGCCCCCCAGACATGGACGATCAATTCGACGCCGGCGGGACGTTTACGATCACCGCGGGCAACCCGGCCCCGTCCTACGCCGACCATTGCGTTTATGGCGCGGGGTACAACCCCAACGAGATTGTGACATGGGGCGGCGAGCGCCAGTGTGACCCCGGCTTTGTCGCGGCCACGGTCAAACAGCGATTCTGCATCATTGCGCCGGGGCAGTTGACGGCCTCCGGCATGGACGAATTCGGCCTCGACCTGGCACAGCTTATCGCGGATAACGAGTTGCTGAAAAACGCTTGACCTGGCGGCACTTTAGGAGCGAACATGAGCTACCTTCAAATCTTTTGGCAGTGGATAACCAACCCTGCAACCAAAGCGACGATTCTTGGTGCCCTCACCATCGGCATGGGCACCGCTGTTGCCGACAAAGTGCCGATCCCCGTATGGCTGGCAATCGCCTACGCCGTGGTGGGCTTCCTCCTGGGCGGCCACACGGTAGGCCAGATCGTCCAAACCAAGCTCCAGGCCCGCAAGCTGGCCAAGTGGAAGAAGCGTTTTCTTGGTCTTGGCAAGCCCAACCTGGACGTTCGCAAGCCTTAACGATACCCCACCGGCGGACTGCTAGGCTATCGTCCTGGCAGCCTGTCTTGTGGGGTGTGGGGGCTGGCGAGAATCAGAAGTAATTATGACCGCAGTAGCGACACAACCCGCTGCACCGAGCGCCGCTGAAATGCAGGCGGCAAACGACCCCGCTTATTGGGCGACTCGACTCATTCCCATAAAGCTCCAGGCGGACGAGTTCTCGTTCAAGAACCACGAGTATCAGATCGAGCCGATGCGCTCGCAGGCAAAGCGGATGTGTTGCCGCAAGGCAACTGGCGGCGGGTGGACAGAGTTGAAGGTGCTGATGACGCTTCATGGGATGATCCACGGCCGATATCCTCTTGGTGCCATGTATCTCTTCCCAACCGATACGCACGTTGATGATTTTTCCAAGACTCGTTTCAAACCGCTGATTACCCGCAATCCGCTTTCCATAGGGCGGTGGGTTAAGAGTGGCGGCAAGGGCACGGACACCAACCGCGTAAAGCAGATTGGCAACTCCATGCTGTTGCTCTTTGGCGCCAGAATGACAGACGGCGACTCGGGCAACCTGCGTTCGCATCACGTCGACATGATCGTGGGCGATGAGATAGATTTGTTTGATGAAGGCGCTTGGGATATGGCGCACGGGCGCATCCGCCATAGCGCTGTCCAGGAAGAGTGCTGCCTATCCAACCCGACGCTCCCCAACGTTGGGATTGACGCACAGTTCGCTTTGTCGGATCAGCGTCATTGGTTTAGGATGTGCGGCTGTGGCCACGAGACATGCGCGGAGTTATCTTTCCCCGGCTGTGTTAAGGAATATCCCGACGGCCGCGGGTACATCGCGTGTTCTCATTGCGGCAAGCCGTTGCCGATCTACCCCGGCGGATGGCGGGCACAGGTGCCGTCCAACAGCGGTTACATGCACGGCTACCAGTGGTCTCACCTGACGAGCGTGTTCAATGACCCAATGGACGTGTTGCGGGACTTTAACAATCCACCCAACGGCAACCTTGGCCGTGTGATGAAGGATCGTCTTGGCTTGCCTTATGTCGATTCGACATGCAAGCTGGACATCGGCACTGTTCGCCAGTGTTGCGGTAACGACATGATGGCCGACCGGGACGACGGCCCAAATGTAATGGGCGTGGACATCGGGGACGTGAAGCACGTTGTTGTCGGCCGGCGGATCGACCGGGAGCGGTACGAGATTCTCCATGTCGCTCAAGTCGCCAGCATGAATGACGTCCATGACCTCGGCCGGCGGTTCAACGTCCGGGTTGCCGTGATCGACGCTCGGCCCGAGGGCGAGCTTGTCCGGCAATTCCAGAAGGCAGAGCCGTACCGCGTGTGGCGCAATCAGTATTTGGACAACTCCATAGTTGACGCCGACTATTCGGACGTTATGGGGATCGTGAAGGTTGACAGGACGTACATGTGCGACAAGACGCACCGGCTGTTGAGCGATCAGAAGACAGTTTTGCCGCGTCGTTGTCCGGCAGTGGATACCTTTATCGCCCAGGTGTGCAACATCGCCAAGACGCTTGAGACCAACGAAAAGACGGGCGCCCAGGTGTACCGCTACAAGTACGCCGGGCCCAAGAGCCTCGGCGATCACTACCGCCATGCGATGAATTACTTCGTGTTGGCGGCGGATAAGAGCAAAATCGTGTCGACGTATCGGCGTGGCGAGAACCGGCCAACGCGGTCGGAGTGTGATTTGCAACTAGTGTAGGAGTACGGATATGGCAGGATTATTTGGCGGCGGTAAAAGTCCCAAGGCTCCCCCGATTCCCCCGCCAGTGCCGGTGCCGACTTCGCAGAGCACGAGCGACTTGGCGATGAACGAGGCGCAGAAGCGAAGCGGTTTTTTGAAGACGCTGGTAACGGGCGACCTCGCCCCCCAGAGCACGGGCAAAAAGAACCTACTTGGTGGATAAGACGATGGCGAAAGATTGCCCCATACCGTTATCAGAGATCGATGACATTTTTGCTGACATCGATGGGGCGGACGACGCAACGGCTTTTTGCGAAGATGGCGAATAATGAGCAGATTTAGGCTTATATCTCACAGTGGCGATGGCCTTGGCCTGGCGCGATTGCTCCAGAGCGAGGGCCACGAGGTTGACTTTTGGCTTGATGACGAGCGCGGGAAGAACCTCTACCGCGGTCTCGTGCCCCAGGTCAAGGACTGGAAGGCCGGACTGGACAAGGACACCGTGCTGATCTTCGATATGAGCAAGATGGGAAAGGAAGCTGATGCCTGCCGGAAGAAGGGCTTCAAGGTCATTGGCGGGTCTGAACTGGCGGATACGCTGGAACTCGACCGGGCTTTTGGCTTGTCTGTCGCGGACAATCACGGTATTGCGATTCCGCCTTCGGAGGAGTTCACGGACTTTCAAAAGGCGATTGAGCACATAGCCGACAGCGACGCCGGCTGGGTGTTCAAGCCTAACGACAACAAGGATGGCGTGCGCACCACGGTCTGCACGTCGTCGGAACAAATGGCGGCGATGCTCGAGCACTACGCCGACTTGTGGAAAGGAAGCGTGTCCTTTGTCCTCCAGGAAGTTGTCCAGGGCGTCGAGGTCTCCAGCGAAGTGTGGTGCGTCAACGGCGTTATCGTGCCCAACTCCTATAACAACACTCTTGAACAAAAACGGCTTATGCCCGGCGATAAGGGGCCGAACACTGGATGTATGGGAAGCACGGTTAAGTTCAACCTATGTCCGCGACTGTACGATCTTACTTTCGGCAAATTGCTTCCTTGGCTCAAACAGGTCCGGTACTCCGGCCCGCTCGATATCAACTGCATAATCGACCCTGACGGCAAGCCCTGGATGCTGGAATGGACGCCGCGCTTCGGCTACAGCGCGATCTACGCCATGCTCGAAGGGTTGAACATGCCGCTGGGCGAGTTCCTCGAAACGATGGCGGCGGGACAGATGCCGGCCCTCGAGCCGTCGGACGAATGGCTTGGCGCCTTGCGCCTGACGATGCCGCCGTACCCGCACTGCGAAGACGCCCCCGAGACAGAAGGCATACCGATTCTTGGTCTCGATCTTGAGGATGAGAACGTGTGGCCGCTGGACCTTATGGTGGACGGCGACAAGCTGGTGTGTTCCGGCTTTGACGGGATTGTGTGCGAAGTCTCCGGTGCGGACGAGTCGCTTGAGGCCATGTGGGGCAACCTGTACGGCATGGCTTCACAAATACAGATACCAGAATGTCAATATCGGATCGATAATTTGCAGGACGTACAGCAACGCATCGAGCAGCTTGATGACGCCGGAATGATCGGAGAAGTGGAATGAGCAAAGAAGGCCGTCGCATTATCAAGATGTACGAGGACGAGCACGGCAAGATGCAGGGTTACTGGTATCCGATCTACCAGGACGCCGCCGACTTCGCCTATCCGCGTGAGGATCAGCTCGCCGTCAAGGGCACTATCGGCGAGGACAAGAGCGTCAAGGTCCTGGACGACACGGCGATTCAGGATTCGCAGATGATGGCGGCAGGTCTCTTGTCGGCGTGGTTCCCCTACGGAACACGCAGTCTTGCGGTTAAGGTCAGGAATGGTCAGCTTGATAAGATTGACCGCGTTTGGCGCTGGCGCATGACGGCGTCGGAAATCCTCTATGACCGCGTGGTGAACGGCTCCAATTTCCTGATGCAGTTTGGCGAGTCGATCCGTGGCGCCGTGGTATTTGGCACGGCCTGCCCCTTTGTGGAGTGGAATTCGGCAAGGCAGAGTTTGAATTTCCGGGATTATCCGATTGGCAAATTCCTTATCAAAGAAGACGAATCCGGCAATGTCGATACGGTTATGGTCTCTTATCACCTGACGGCAAGACAGGCCGTCCAGAAGTTCGGCAAGGATAAATGCTCCGCAGCGATCATCGCTGACGCCGAAAAACTGGAAACCGAGAGCAAGAAGTACGGGTTCATTTGGCTTGTGCGGCCGCGGACGGAATTGAATCCACTCCTGGAGGACGGCAAGAACATGCCGTGGGAGTCAGTTGTTGTCGATAAGAAGACCGCCGAGTATGTTAGCGAAAGCGGCTTTGATGAATTGCCCTTGCCGGTGTTTCGATGGATGAAAGGCGGCAACGAGAAGATGGGCCGTGGGGCCGCGACGGAGTGCCTGGCCACCATTCGCATGATGCAGGCGGTGTGGAAGCGGTTTATCCAAATTCTCAATCAAGAGGGCGACCCGTCGCTCCTGGTCAATTCTGAGTTGGTTGAAAACGGCGTCAATATGAAGCCTGGCGGATTGACCTACGTGCAGGACGTGGACAAGGCCGTCCGCACGGTCAAGCAGTACGCTGGTGGCAACGCCAGCGCTACGGAGTCTTTTGTTAAGTTGCTCCAGGACATGATCCATCAGCGGTTCTACCGACAGTTCTTCACACAGTTTATGGATTTAACAGGCGACCGGCGAACCACGACGGAGATTATGTTCCGCAAGCAAGAGGGCTTGTCTCTACTTGGTGCCTCGACGATGCGCGTGGAGTTTGAAGGACTGACCAAGCTGATGATGCGGTCGCTCTTCTTGTTAATCCGCAATCAGCAGATACCCATGCCGCCGCCGGAATTGCTTGTGGTGAAGGGCAAGAATCGGATCGACATAAACGCCGACATGATTGGTATCGAATACACAGGTCCTATGGCCATGGCGCTGCAGAACCAGCAGGCGCAGGGCTTCATGCAGTTGGCGCAGGCGGGCGCGCAGCTCGCACCGCTCTATCCGGGCGTGATGGACCTGCTCAATATCGAGACAGGCTTCCGTCAGTTGGGCGAGAAACTCGGTGTCAATCTCAATGCCCTTGCCAGCGACGAGGAAGTGGCCCAGAAGCGGGCACAGCGGCAAAAAGAAATGGCGAGGCAACAGGCATTGCAGACCGCCGACGTAGCGGCCAAGGGCTACAAGGCGGGCACGAAGGCCCCTGAGGACGGTTCAGCGGCCCAGCAAGTGATGGAAGGCGCCAATGCGTAAAGAAGACATCATCGCGGCATACAAGCTGACGTTTGGCACGGAGACCGGCAAGGCCGTCTTGGCTCACTTGAAAGAGCAGGCGGGCGTGGACAGTGTAATGCTGCCGTCGTTTGGACCGTTGCCCGACGATCGGCAGTTGTTGGTGAAAGCGGCAATGCGGGATTTCGTGGTGCGGATCGAAGATTTAGTCAGGGCGAACCCTGACGTTCCGTCGCGCCCCGAGACCTCGACAACATAGGAGTCTGAAATGGTTGACATAGTTGCCTCCGCGTCTGGCGAAGCAGGCCAGGGAGCGCAGGGCGCACAGAACGCGACACCCGTGGCGATCCTTGGCGCCGACCTCAAATTCTCGGAAACTTGGCGGGATTCGCTGCCGGAGGAAATCCGGGGCGAAAAGTCGCTCCTGACGTTTAGTGACTTGCCCGGCATGGCCAAGCAGCTTGTCAACGCGCAGAAGATGATCGGCGCAGACAAGATCGTGAAGCCCACTGACAAGTCCACGCCCGAAGACTGGGAGGCGTACTACGCCGCCGGCGGACGCCCCGCAGCCGCGACGGATTACAAGGTAGTATTGCCGGAGGCACTGAAAGAACACTACGACGAAAAGGTGTTGGGCGCCGCCCTGACAAAGCTCCACGCCGCCGGCCTGACACAGAAGCAGGTGGACGTTGTCCTCTCCCTGGACGGCGAGCGGCTCACTACCGGCCTTGCCGCGCAGAAGGCCGAGCTTGAGGGCCGCCGCGCCAAGGGCCTTGAGGAATTACAAAAGCGGATTGGCGGCGATGTCAACAGCCCCAAGTTCAAAGAGGCGCAAGGCATTATCCACCGCGTCCTGGCCGAGAACATGCAGGCGGGCGACTTGCCGGCCATCCAGGAGGCGATTAACGACAATCCACAGATTGCCGACTTGCTCATCAAGGTGGGCCGCAAGTTCCTTGAGGACTCGCCGGCCAACCCGGATAGCGCGGCGTCGGCCACAGTGGAAGAGCGGATTAAGGAGCTTCGCGCCACTCCGGGCTACGGCGACGGCACGATGGCCCGTGCGAAGCGGGACGAAATCACAAACGAATTGACGGATTTGTACAAGAAGATTACCCCCGCCAAATAAAAGGCGGCTCCAATGCCGGGGAGCCTTTACGGGTCCGGGGTTGACGAACCTTAAACGTGACATCGACCGGATGTTAAACGCAGGAGAATCCGGGTGTTCCGGGTAGTTCTCCGAAAACAACGCAGAGAAAGTGCGCATTTTTGGAGAATTACAATGAATCCGCAAGCAAGTATCACAGAGGCACAGCGTCGGCAATATTCGGACAACTTCGATCAGGTCTTCCAGCAGGAGCAGGACATCCTTTCCGGAATGCTTCGCGGCGAAGAGCAGCAGGCAACGTGGAAGGCATGGGACTATATCGGGCAGTCCGGTGTCGTCGTCAACCGCGCCCGCAACAGCCAGACGCAGCACAGCAACATCAAGTTCGCCCGGCGCTGGAACATGAACGACAGCTACACCTGGTCGCCCAACCTGATCGACCCGCTGGACGTGTTCGAGCTTTTGAAGGATCCGCAGTCGGCCATGCTCAAGAGCGGCATGTCCGCGATCAATCGCGCCAAGACCCAGGCGATTTTGCAAAAGGCGTTCGCCCAGGTCTTGATCGGCAACGACGCCCCCGGCACCACCGGCGACATCGCCACGGTCAACTACTACGACCCCGGCGAGTGCATCGTAATGAACTCCGACGGCAGTATGGCCAATGCCGTTGGCGACAACGGACAGACAGCGGCGACGGCCGATTCCACCGCCGGCGAAGAGACGACCAAGACCGCAACCGGCCTGACTCTGGCGAAGGTCCAGGCGTTGGCGTTGAGCATGGATAATGCATCGGTTCCGGCGACGGACCGGATCATCGTCGCCAACGCGGACAACAAGCAACTGCTCTTGTCCGCGCAGGCAACCACCAACTCCCTCTACAACGTTGTCAAGACGTTGCCCGACGGCGAGATTGGCCGGTTCCTGGGCTTTACGTTCGTTTGGCTGCCGACCCAGATGTTCGGCATTAACGCCGTCGAGCAGGCCGCGGGCAAAGCAGCCTACACGACCGAGTGCATCGACTGCCTGGCATTCCAGAAGTCGGCACTACTCCGCACCGACGGCAAGGGCCTCACAACCCGGATCACCGAGGAATCGACCGCCAACTTCAACGTCCAGCTTTGGGCGGAGACCACGTTCGGCGCGCTTCGGCTCCAGGGCCCCGGCGTGGCGAAGATCGTACTGCTGGCGCACCCGACGCCGACCCTCGGCAGTATCGGTGCTTGAGTTCGACTAATGGTCTTTGCCCCCGCCGGATTGGTTCCGGCGGGGGCGGGACCTGGTTTTCTTGCAATGGTAGATAGGAGCTTCACATGAATGAGTTAATTTCCAATTCTCGCAACATTCCCTTCAAATGGGAGGCGGACGGACGGATCGACCCGCACGTTACCAGCACCACGCAGGTCTTCGTGGCCGGCACAAAGCTGTACAAGCGGGGCAATCGCAGATTCCGCTATGCCTTTGTCGGCACGGGCGGCCTGCAATCGGAGTTCGGCGCTTGCTACAGCAAAAAGACAATCCCCGATGCCGTTGCCCCGGCGCAGGTTGGGCAGGCCGGCACAGCCGGTTCCTTCCAGGTGACGATCACCGTCGGCGCGACCGCCGGCGTGGCCGGCAACGGCATTATTGCCGTTGACGAACTGATCGGCGGCACAGTTGTTGTCGGCAACGGCACCAACCAGCACCCCGACAACCGCTGCATTCTTTGCAATACCTCCGTGGCCTCTGGCGGCGGTGCTTGCACCCTGACGTTGGACGACCCGCTCGTGACCGCCGTGACGGTGGGTACGACCAATATCGAAACGATGATGAACCCCTACGGGTATCTCACCAGCGGCAACGTCACTAACAGCGCGTACGTCACATTCCTGGGAATGCCCGCCGTGACATGCGCCGCTGGCGTGTGGACGTGGGTTCAGGACCGCGGCCCGTGCTGGATCACGTCGGACGGCTTAACCGCCGCCGCCGCCAGCGATCGCGCTGTGTACTTCGGACCCAACGGTTCGGTTCACTCCCGCACCGAGATCACCGAAGGCTCGCACCCCGTCTTCCAGTTGGCCGGGTACTGCATCGACGCTTCGAGCAGCGGTTCCTCGAACGCCCCGTTCGTGGACTTGCAGCTTGGCTCCTAGCACCTAAGTGGTTAGCACCCCGGTCCGGCGGGGCGACAGCTTCGCCGGGCCTTTAGGAGTTTCGACATGGAAACTGACCTTCAAATAGCGAACATGGCCCTGTCCCGCGTGGGCGGCAAGGCGAATCTCGCCGGTTACAGCGCAGGCCCGCCCGTGGCCTTCACGGACAACTCGCCAGACGCCCAGACGATGACGCTGTTTTACGTCCAGACGCGGGATGCACTCGTGCGCCGGCACCTGTGGAAGTTCGCCAAGACACAATCGCTCCTGGCGGCCGTTGCGGGCACCGCGGGCACGGCCACGGCGACGGGCACCGGCACGACAGCCCTTGGCGATACCACCCAAGCATGGACGGTGAATGCCTTCGCCGGCTGGTACGTCACGATTACTGGTGGCACGGGCCAAGGTCAACAGGGGCAGATCACGAGCAACACGGCAACCGTGGTTACGGTAAGCCCCGCGTGGAACGTCACACCCGACGCCACGAGCACTTATGCCCTATCGCCCTCCAAGTGCCACACCTACGCCTACGCGCTACCGGCCAATCTCTTGCGGATCATGGAGATTGACCGGCACCATTGGCTGCTCCAGGGCAATATGCTCTTGTCCAGTTGCCAGTCGATCACGCTTGAGTACATCGGCCAAGTGACCAACCCAGCCTTGTTTGACGCGCTCTTTGTCGAGGCGTTCGTACTGTCGCTGGCGCTCAAGATCGTCATGTCGCAATCACAGGACAAGGTGTTGCGGCAGTCCATCGGGCAGGAGTTGGTACAGACGATTCGTGACGCCGTGCTGGTCAACTCGATTGAGACCAACAGGGAAAGCCGAGAACCGACATGGCTTGAATCGCGGAGGATAAGCCTTCATGGTTGATCTGGCTCTTAATACGTTTTCAAACGGCGAAGTTTCACCGCAGCTTGACGCCCGGACGGATATCGAGAAGTACGCGGCCTCTTGCCGCCAGCTTGTCAACATGCTGCCCCTGGTCTATGGCACGGTAACGCGGACGCCGGGAACGCAGTTTGTCGCCAAGGGGAAGTTGACGCCGGCGAACGTGCGACTCATTCCTTTCGTGTACTCACAGAATATCGCCTACGTGTGCGAGTTTGGGAACCTGTACATTCGGTTCTACTACCAGGGCGCGCAGCTTCAAGTGGGCGGGACGCCCGTGGAGGTTGTGACGCCGTACCTGGTGGCTGATCTCCCCTCGCTGCAATTCCGGCAGGTGGGGGATACGATGTGGCTTGTCCACAGCGATTACGCGCCCATGCAACTGGAGCTGGCCGACGTGGCGGGTGTGCCCACGTTCACGCTGACAGCGATCACATTCACCAACGGCCCGTTCTACAAGCGGAATGACCTTCAGAACCCGACAGGCCCCAAAACTACATTGGCGGCGACCTTCCCGACCAGTCCTCAATTCGACGCATTTGAGCAGATAGGTTCGACTGGGACGCTGACTGCGGGTGCTACGTGGACGGCGATTGGCACGAATACTATCGGCCAGCAGGTGTACTTCAACTTTGCAATCCAGGCCAACACTGACATAGCTGTGCATTCATATGTTCCGAATGGCAGTAATACCATCTTGACCCTTGGCACGGATTATTCCGTCACGTTCACTGCCGGGGCTACCACGGGCAACTACATCACGTTCCTGATTGCGCAGCCAACAGCCAACTACATTACGATTGTGCCTCCGGTGTTCTATACAGGGCACGTCGGGTCGTTGTGGGCGTTGACACTGCCGCAGATCCCTACACAATTCCAATGTCCTATTAACGCCACAAACGCCACAACGGCGGTCTTACTCATCACTGGCACGGGGACACTTCAATCTTCCGGTATTTGGGGCGCGGTTGTCACACTCCAAAGATCGGACGACGATGGCGCGACGTGGATAGATATTCAATCATGGACGGGCACATACTCGGGTGGCACATCAAACGTGAACATTCTCTTTTCATTCGTAGAGGATGCCCAGAACGTCTTTTACCGCGCTGTCGTATCTGGCTGGACGGGCGGCGTGGCCGGTGCCATGCTTACCCTTGTCGCTCAGACCAGTGACATAACAGGCGTGGTCCAGATTACGTCTATAACCTCTACAACCATCGCCAACGTTACTCTGACTGAGCCTCTCGGCGTAAACGCGACAGCGACGCCCCGTTGGGCGGAAGGCTCATGGAGCGCGTACCGTGGCTTCCCGGCGGCGGTGGGCTTCTTCCAAGATCGAATCATCTACGGCGGCTCCGCGTGGCAGCCGCAGGCGGTATGGTTCTCCGCGTCGGACGATTACCAGAACTTCGAGGCGGGCGTGGAGGACGCCGACTCTTTCGAGAAGGACATGCTGGCGACGGATACCGTCTTGTGGCTGGACAGCCTCGATTGCGTGTGCGTCGGGACCTCCGGCGGCGAGTGGGTCGTTACGGCCGGCGCCGTCAACGGGCTTATCCCCACAACACTTACGGGCAATAACGCCGTGGTCATTCAGATCGGCACGGACGGCGTCATGCCGCTCATGCCGACGAAGGCGGGCCAGGCAGTGTTGTTCGTGGATTACGTTGGCCGAAAGCTCCGCGAGTTCGCCTTCAACGGCGCGGCGCAGAAATACGCGGCCCCGGACATGAGCCAAATGGCCGAGCATATCACGCTTGGCGGCATTACGCAGACGGCATTGCAGAAGAACCCCGATCAGATTCTTTGGTGCGTGCGCGGGGACGGCACGTTGCTTTCATTCACTTACGAGCGCGATCAGAACGTAACGGCATGGGCGCGGCACTACGTCGGAACAACCTTGATGGACAAGGCGATTTCCTACTACGGCGCGACCTTCAACGAGGCCGTGGCTTCTATCGGCCCTTACGCATGGTGGCAGCTTGGCGAGGCGTCCGGCACAATTGCCTACGACCAAGAGAAGTTGAACAACGGCGCGTACGTCGGCCCGCCGACGCTTGGCGTTACGGGCCTAGTTCCCGGCTCGGGGAACACGGCGGTCACGTTCTCCGGCGGCGGCACGAAGTCCTGGGCGGAAGGATATTGGAGTACCAGTCCCAACCTCACAACCCTTATCAACGGCCAAGGGGTCTCCGTCTCCGCGTGGTTCAAGACAAGCGACAAGTCAAGCGGAACTTTCACAATCTTCGATACGATCACGTCGGCGGGAAACTTCCAAATCAGTCTGACTGTGGCGTCAAACGGAATGCCGACGTTCTGCGTTACTGACGACGCGAACAAGCAATGTTTTGTTACCGCAGACATTAGTATCCAGGCTGACGTGCGAGACGGGAACACTCACTGTCTCACTGGCGTCTGGAATGGCAGCAACAGTATGTTGCTGTTCCTTGACGGTTACGGGATCGCTTCGATTACGGCGATGCAGTACCCGTCCAACTCCGCTTGCTCAATTGACGCAGCCTTCAACGGCAATGTGTCTGGCCCCTTATGGTATTGGAACATTTGCAACCGGACGGCTGGGCGAACCGCCACGATTGACGAAGTAGTGGTATACCCCTTTGCCATCGGGTATTTCGAGCAATGGGCTTGGTGGCAGACCGGCCTTGGCCGGACGGGTTCCAAGGTCGTTTCCGTGGCTGTCATTCCCGGCGCCGAGGAAGACGAAGTATGGCTGGCGGTGTATCGGACGCTTGGCGGGGAAGTCCGCACGAACACGCCAAGCATGTGCATTGAGCGCATGGCGTCCCGCCTGTTCAACGGGATTGCCGACAGTTTCTTCGTCAACTGCGGGACGCAGTATTCCGGCAATCCCGCGACGGTAATTGCCGTCCCCTCCGTCCTGAATAATGAGGCCGTCCAGATTCTTGCGGACGGCGTTGTCCAGCCGTCGCAGGTTGTGTCCAGCAATCAGATCACGCTTTCGACCCAGGCGTCCACCGTGGCTGTCGGTTTCGGCTCACAGTACATCGTCGAGCCGATGCGCCTCCAGGTGCCTTCACGCGGCGGCGGGGCGTCGCAAGGATCCAAGGTGGCGATTGCGGAGTTGGATTTATCCTTCCTCAACAGCGGCAACGTCCAGTACGGGAATGACCTACAGCATCTTTTCCCGGTACAGGACACCACGGGCGTTTGTTTCACCGGCGATACGATCGTCACCACGTCGGGCGGGTTCGACTCGGACACGCCGATCACCATTACCGGCACCGACCCATTGCCCTGCACGCTGCGGGCGATTGTGGCCAGAGCGGAGAAGACAAGCAGATGAAAATCCGAACAGCGACAGCCGAAGACATCGCCGAAGTTGTCAAGACCTCCATCAGCCGCGGCATCGAGCGAGAGTCCCTTCCGCCGGCGGTCTACTTCGAGTGGGCGGTCGAGCATGACGGCGTGGTGCTGGCGGTGGGCGGGATGCAACTCCTGCGGCCTACCACCGGGCTTATCTGGTTCGATTGGGCGGCGGCGGCGCTGGCGCACAAGAAGACCATGTACAAGATGCTCGGCGAGTGGATAGGCTGTTGCGCCAAGGCGCACGACCTCCGGCGGCTCATGGCCGTGGTCGAGTGTGACTTCAAAGAGGCCGTTCGCACGGTCGAGCATCTTGGCTTCAAATTGGAGGCCACGCTGCCGATGTTCTTTGGCGAGGAGCCCGGCTACTTGTACACGATGCTGATTTCAAAAGAGGTGTCCCAATGGCAGGGGTAATTTTAGGCGGCTTGGCGCTGGGCGCGGTGGGTCAGATTATGCAGGGCAGTGCCGCGGCGTCCCAGGCCAAGGGCGAGCAGGCCATGGCCAATTACAACGCCGCTGTCGCCAACCAGAACGCGGTGCAGACCGAGAAGGCCACGCTGTACAAGCAGCAGAAGCAGGCGGAGGCGGCAGACCGCCAGGCGTCCACCTTGCGGGCGAATCTCGGTGCCTCGGGCGCCGTCCCCAACGAAGGCACAGCGCTTCAGTTGCAGGGCACCCAGGCGGCACAGAGCGAGTTGGACAACCTGATGATCGGCTACCAGGGCCAGATTCAGGCGGGCCAGTATCGGAGCCAGGCGGGGCTACAGCAGATGCAGGCCGGGATTTACGGCCAGGCGGCGGGCAACGACATGATGGCGGGAATGCTGGGCGCGGGTACGTCGCTGTTGACGGGTTTTGGCCAGTACGGGAACATGACGGGGGCCTTCATGTCCCCGCCGCCGAAAACACAGCCTTTCCAGTTCTCAAATAATGGGATGGGAGCGGCCCTCTAATGGCTAAAGCATTCGACATCACGTATTCGCAAGAGCAACCGCCCGACCAAGGGCCGGCCGTCGCGGGGCACATCAACTTCGACAACGGCGCACAGGCCCTTTGGGGCCAGGTCGCCAAGAGCGGGGACGCCGTGTTTGACACGGCCATGCAGATACAGAAGAAGCTCCAGGACGCCTCTGATATGGTGGAGATCGACACGCTCCGGCGCAAACGGGCGGAGAAGCTCGCCGTGCTCCAGCAGACGATGGACAGCAATCTCGACCCGGAGGGCAATCAGAAGATCGCGCAGGGCGTCATGCAGGAAATCGCGGACATGCAATCACCCAACGTCCGAGTTGCGAACGTATGGGCGCACGAGCAGTCGGAGGCTATCCCGCAAATCGGCGAGCACGTCCAGCACCAGTTGTTCAAGCAGAGGCAGACGGTGATTGAGGCGGATTACCAGCAGAACTATGACGCGGCGTTACTGTCGGGCGACCTGAAGGGTGCCAGCACGATGAACCATAAGCTGGAATCGGTCGGGTTGAAGCAAAAGGGTTGGGCGGATTCGCAAGAGCAGTTCATACCCGCGCAGGCGACGTTAGTGCAGGCGCAGCGTCGTTTAGAGAGCGGTACCGCCGCCGACCTGGACGCCGCCAAAACGGCGCTGGCGGGGCTGGACGACAAGAATATGACGCCCGAGCAGCAGGACACCCGGTACAGGATGCTCCGGGGCGCTCACTCTAAATTCGTTCAGACCCAAAAGCAGAATTACGATGAGAGCCACGAGCTTATATCTGACGTGATGAATGCCAAGGATGGAGCGGAGGCGGGGATAATCGCCGACAATGCCAAGAAGCGGACCGCTACGATGGCCACTGGCAAAGAACTCACCGCGACACAGCGTGAAATGTTGGATAGAGGTATCAATGCCGCGCTCAAGCACAAGCAGACGCCCGAGCCAAGAGAGAAGCCCGACCAACTCATATGGTCGAAGGGACTGACGATAGTGCATGATCCGAAGCTGACCTGGGCGCAAAAGGCGGAACAAATATCCACGCCCGAAATGATCGAAGGCACCGGCCCGGAATACCACACCCTATGGAATGTCATCGCGGAGGGTAATGAACGCGATGCCGCCGCTGCCAAGAAGGCCGAGGCTAAAGACGACAAACAGTTGCGGCAAATACAACGAAGTTTGCTCATATCTACCGTGGACAAAATGATTGTGAAGTACCCAGACCTTACGGAGAAGGTGGGCACAGTTAAGGATGCGGCAATTAAACTGTTCGACGCTCACCCCGAATGGTCGGCGGACGACGCAATGCCCGAAGTTTCGGGCATGATTGCGGGGTTCAACCAACAAGAGACTGCCGCCAACGTGGGCAAGAGAGAAAAAGAATCCACAGAGCAAAAGGAAATTCGCCGCGAGGCGGGGATGATTCAAACACCTGGCCACCCGCACTTCGCGCCGTCTGACCAGC